TCGAAAAGACCTACAAGACCGGCAGCCAGGAAGTCGCGCATCCGCTGCTGAGCGAGCTGCCGCGGCACGTGGAGAGTGCGAACAAGTGCCTGACGACCATCGGCTCCATGGTCGCGGAGCGCGGGGCCAGGAAGGAAAAAGCCGCGCGGGATCTGGACGCCTTCCGGCTGCACTGATCCGGAGCGACGGCATGAGGAAGACAGCAAGGGAACCGCTGACGGACCGGTACGAGGAGAACGCGATCCTCACCTACTGGGCCGCGATCCAGAGCGGCGACGAGATCGTAGGCCAGTGGATCCGGATGCTGTACGAGGTGATCCTGCAGGGGCTCAGCGATAAGCGCTGGTTTTATGATCATCAGCGGGCTGCCGGGGCGCTGGGATTCATCGAGCGGTTCTGCCATCACTACAAGGGCAAGCTGGCGCCGGGACGGATCCGGCTGAGCCTGTGGGAACGGGCCAGCATCAGTCTGATGTTCGGGATTGTGGACGCCTCCGGGAAGAGGCAGTTCACGGAGGTCTTCTGGCTGGTGGGCCGGAAGATGGGCAAGAGCCTGATTGCCGGATCAATCGGCAACTACATGGCCTACGCCGCCGGCGAGTTCGGAAGTGAGATTTACTATCTCGCACCGAAGCTCGAACAGGCGGATTTGTGCTACAGCGCTTTTGAGTTCAATGTCCACGCGGAGCCGGAGCTGGACGAGATGACCAAGAGCACAAAATACCGCGGTCTGGTGATCAAAGAGCGGAACACCACCGTCCGGAAATTGGCGTTCACGGCGAAAAAGAGCGACGGTTATAACCCAATGTTCTGGTGTGCAGACGAGGTCGCAGCCTGGCCGGGGGAATCGGGCCTCCGCCAGTGGGAGGTCATGGCATCCGGCACCGGCGCTCGAGAAGAGCCGCTGGGGATGGCGATCAGCTCCGGCGGATATGAGAGCGGCGGCGTTTTCGACGAGCTGATGTCCCGCGGGACATCCTTCCTGAAGGGGAACAACCGTGAGGAGCATCTGCTGCCTATCCTTTACATGATCGACGATCCAGCGAAATGGGATCACCTGGAAGAGCTGAAAAAGTCTCTGCCAGGCATGGGAGAGAGCGTCAGCGAGGATTTCATCCGGAAGGAGATCCTGATCGCGGAGGGCTCTGCCTCAAAGCGGACAGAGTTCATCACGAAATACGCCAACCTCAAGCAGAACAGCACGACGGCATGGTTTGACGCGCAGCTGGTGAACCGGGTGTTCCTCCGGGACGCCGGGAACGGCACCGGGGAATCCTGGGGCTACACGCTGGAGGATTTCCGGGACACATACGCATTATGCGGGGTTGACCTGAGCCAGACCACGGACCTGACGAGCGCCTGCGTGATCATCGAGCGCGAGGGCATCCTGTGGGTCTTCTCTCACTTCTGGCTGCCGAAGGAACGGATCAAAGTGGCGACGGAGCGGGACGGGATCCCGTACGAGATCATGGCGGAGCGCGGATTCATCTCCTTCAGCGAGGGCCACATGGTCGACTACCGGGACACAGTGGCCTGGTGTAAGCGGCTGATCGAGGAATACAAGATCTATCCGCTTATGGTCGGATACGACCGATGGAGCGCCCAGCCGCTGGTGCAGGATCTGCAGGCCTACGGATTCCACACGGACAGCGTCCACCAGGGATTCAATCTCAGCGGCATCATCGACACGATGGAAGCGCTGATGCGGAACGGACAGCTGCGATCGGCGGACGGAAACGAGCTGCTGAAAATTCACTTTATGGACAGCGCTCTGCAGAACGAGAGCGGGCTTGCAGCCCATACGCGGCACAAGCTGGCCAAGGTCAGCAACAAGGCCCACGTGGACGGAGTGGCCGCGATCCTGGACGCGCTGTGTATGCGTCAGGTCTACTGGGGCGAGCTTGGGGAGCGGCTGCAGAATGTCGATGACTGACAGCCATGCAGGGCAGCTGCAGGAGCAATTTTTTATTGAAAAACGCAATTTTCCGGAAATGAAAAGCGGGGTGAGGATGGAAGATGGGATTTTTTGACAAATTGTTCGCGAAGCGGAAGCCGGACCGGGAGGCCCAGCAGACTTTCCAGTTCGTGACCGGCTACTCCCCTGTTTTCCGGACGTTTGAAGGATCCATCTACGAAAGCGACATGATCAGGGCCAGCCTGGACGCCCACGGCCGGCACTGCTCGAAACTGCAGATTGAATTTCACGGATCGGCGCAGGAACGGCTGCAGAACCAGCTGAAGCACGCGCCAAACAGCTGGCAGACATGGCCGAAGTTCCTCTACCAGGGCGCCTCGATCCTCTACGGGAAGAACAATCTTTTCATCGGCCCGGTGCTGGATGAGTTCGGCCGGAAGATCGGCATCCAGAACATTGTGCCGGTGCGGTTCGAACTGGTGACCAGCGGCGGGAAGCTGTGGGTCCGTTTCTTCCTGGAGGACGGAACGCGGGCAGCATGCGAACTGGATCAGCTGGGGATCATAACCCGGTTCCAGTCCGCGGATCAGCTGTTCGGGGAGGACAACCGGGCGCTGAAGGATGTGCTGGACCTGCAGGCGATCCAGAAGCAGGGCATCGAGGAGGCTATCAAGAACAGCGCCAGCTACCGGTTCTACGGAAAGAGCAGCAACTTCGCCAAGGATTCCGACCTGGCGAAAGAGAGAAGGAGATTCAACGAGCTGAACTTCTCCGAAGGAAACGGCGGAGGGCTGCTGCTGTTCCCGAACACGGTCGACGACATCCATCAGGCGGTGAGCCGGCCTTACACGGTCGACGCTGCGCAGCAGAACGTGATCCGGGACAAGGTCTTCGACTACTTCGGCACGAACGAGGACATCCTGCAGAACAAGGCCAAGGGCGACGCCTGGGCGGCGTTCTACGAGGGCGGGCCGGAATGGTTCGCGGTGAACCTGGGCGACGCGCTGACCATGATGCTGTTCAGCGAACGGGAGCGGGCTGCCGGGAACCAGGTGCTTTTCAGCAGCAACCGCCTGCAGTATATGACGACGACGGAAAAGCTGAACTACGTCAGCCAGATGGGCGACCGGGGACTGCTGAGACGGAACGAGGCGCGGGAAGTTTTCAACCTGCCTCCGCTGCCCCTGCCCTACGGCGACCAGATAATGGCCAGGGGCGAGTATTACAACATCACGGATCCGAAGGATGACGATCCGGATCCGGATGACGGAAAGAAAGACGAATGAGGTGAAAAGCATGCCGAAACTGAATCGGGAAATCCGGATGATGGAGTTTGAGGTTCGGGCGGAGGATGTCAACGGCAGTGTTGGCCGGCTGGTCGGGCGTCCGGTCGTATATGGCCAGGTGATCCAGTACGGATGGCGGCGCGAAGTGATCGACGCGGGAGCCATCGACGGAAGGACCGACCTGAAGGATGTGCGGTTCCTGATCGGCCATAATACGGGCATGGTTCCGCTGGCCAGGAGCCGGAACAACAACGCGAACAGCACCATGCAGCTGAAGCCGGATGAAAAGGGCATGGAAATCCGGGTGGATCTCGACATTGAGAACAACCAGGATGCCAGAACACTGTATTCAGCGGTGAAACGCGGGGACATCTCCGGAATGTCCTTTATGTTCACCGTGGATAAAAGTACGTGGGAAGAAGAAACCAGCAGCAATCCGCTGCGTCGGATCGTGCACATCGACAGAGTGTTCGAAGTGTCCGCCGTCGCCTTCCCCGCGTACGACGAAACAAAACTGCAGGCCGCGAGTCAGGACACCCTGCCGGAGGGCAGCGAGAGTCCGCTGGAGAGCGCATTGAAGCGCGAGCTGGAGGAGTTTCGGAACAGGAAAAACAACGCTGAGCGCCGGGAAAGGGCGCTCGAAATTTTGAGGAGGTAAAGAGCCATGAAGGAAAAACTGAAGAAGATGACCATTGCTGAGCTGCAGAAGCGGCAGGGCGAACTGCAGGCCATTGGCAAGAATCCGGAGAACCGGACGGCCGAAGAGCTGGAGCAGCTAGCGGAGGAACGCCAGGCGATTGACGAGGAACTGAACGAGAGGCGCAACCAGGCCAATCTGGACGTGCTGCGCCGGGCCGCTGTGGCCAACGGGACCGTTCCCGTGACCGTGCTGCAGAGTCGGCAGACCGAAGGCCAGGGCGAGGAGCGCCAGATGGGCGCGGACAGCCCCGAATACCGCACTGCCTGGCTGAAGCGGATGGCCGTGCGCGACGGCGTCGCCCTGTTCGGCGAACTGAACGAGAATGAGCAGCGGGCCTTCACCCACACCACCGCGAACACCGGCGCCGTGGTGCCCACCGTGACGATGAACCGTATCATCGAGCTGGTGGAGAGCGAATATCCGCTGTACGCTGACGCGGAGAAGAGCGCCATGACCAGCGGCTTCCAGATTCCGCGGCACAAGGCCATCGCGGCCGGAGACGCCGCCGCCACCGCCGAGGGCGCGGCCAACGCCGATGAGCAGGACACCTTCGACTATCTGGCCCTGGCCGGCGTCGAAATCAAGAAGCACATCGTGATCAGCCGCAAGATGAAGTGGCAGTCGATCGATGCCTTCGAGGACTGGATCGTGCGCCACATCAGTGAGCGGATCGGCGTGGCCAAGGAAGCCCGGATCATCGCGCAGCTGGATAACGCCACCTATGGCATCGACGCCGCCAACGTGATGGCGTCCGTCGCCTGCGACGATGAGGGCATCCGCAGCGTGCTGGCCAAGATCAAGGGCCAGGGCGAGGTCCGGTGGTACGCCAACCAGGGAACCATCTGGAACAAGCTGGCGGGCGTCGACACCACGGCCGGCGACAAGGCGTTCATCCCGAACCCGATGGTGGATCCTGTGACCCAGGGACGAATCTACGGCGGACTGGTCAAGAAGGACAACAACATCGCGGACAACGTCGCCTATGTCGGTATCCCGCGGCAGATCCTGGCGAACAACTTCGAGGAGCTGTTCATCAATCACGCGATGGATCCGAAGACCTTCGAGGACATCGTGGCGGGCTACAGCCTGTTTGACGCCGGACTGGAGAATCCGCTTTCCTTCGTGAAAGTGACTTTTCAGTGACGGCGCAAGCGGACACCAATGAGGACGGGAACCTGTCTGAAGAGGAACTGAACGCCCTGACCGTTGCCCAGCTCAGGGAGCTTGCGTCCGAAAAGGGCATTACACTGACGGCGACCACCAAAGCCGCGATTATCGCGGAGATTCTGGCAGCGCTGGCAGGATAACAACCAACGGCCCGGCGGGGACTTTCCTGCCGGGCTTTGCATTGAACGGAGGATGAGGAATGTTCGCGGAAGTGAAACGGATGCTGCCGATCAGCGGGGACGATTATGACGCGGAGATCGTGACACAGATCAAAGCCGCGGCGCTGGATCTGACACGGACAGCGGATATCATCCTGCCGGGAGAAATTGAAATCAGCATCGACGACACAACCGGCGCGGTGACTGACGAGAGCACCATGGACGACGAGCTGATCATCACGGCGATCGGTACCTGGTGCGCGATGCGGATCGGGAATCCGCCGAACTACGACAACCTGCTGAAGGCCTACGAGAGCATGAAGGGCAGCCTGAGGCTCAGCGGGCACTACACGGATTATGGGGAGTGACGGCAGGAATGGAAAAGCTGAGCAGCTGTGTGCTGATCGCCTACAATCCGGACGCCCACGAGGCCGGAAGCGCTCCGGACGAAACCCGGCGGAAGGTCAAATGCACGGAGAAGGACGTCGGGCTGACGGAACATTACCAGGCTACCGGCCAGGGGCTGCTGCCGGAAATGCGGCTGCTTATCCCCTATGAGCGGGACTACCGCGGGGAACGCGACCTGGAATATGACGGCAAGCGGTACCGGGTGATCCGGAAAACCGGCGGAGAGTACAACGGCGTGCTGCTGACATGCCAGCCGTGGGACGGCAACGCGGCGGAGGTGAACGCGGATGTCTGAGGAATATTTGGCGCTGGAAGCGGCGCTGAAGGCCATCGGGATCCCGTGCGCGGAGAACGGATGGACCACCAGGCCGAAAAGCGACTACATCACCTACGCGCTGGAGTTTGAGGCGGACGCCGATCACGGCGACAACCGGAAAGTGGCGCGGGCCTGGGAAGGCAGCATTGACCTTTACTGCAGCGACAAGCGCGGCGGAGGGTATCCAAGCCAGATCGAGGCCGTGCTGGCCGAGCACTGCGACGGATGCTGGCAGATGGAAACGTGCGGCAGATGGGAACGCGAAACATGCCTGTTTCACTATGAATGGAGCTTCGAGGTTCTGGGGTGAGGCTGAATGGCATACAAATGCGTTACTGAGGGGATGAGCGAGCTGGTTAGCGCGATGGACCAGCTCGGAGCAGCCGGGCGAGGAGCCGCGGCAGGCGGGCTTTATGAAGCCGCCGGAGTATACGCTGACGCGGTCAGCGGGGCAGTCAACGGGATTGCCGTGGAACCGTTCAAGTACGCAGCGGGCGGACGAAAACGGAGACCATCCCCGGAGGAGAAGGCGGCGCTGCAGGGCGCCGGAGCGGCCGGCATCGCAAAATTCAAAAACAACGGCCTGAGCGTCAACACCAGCATCGGATTCAATAATTCCGGATACGCGCTGGTGGACGGGCGGCGGAGCATCAAAGCCAGGACGAATTACCGGTACGACGAGACAACCGGGAAAGTCATGCACGCCAGCAAGGCGGGCAAAGGCTCAAAGAACGCAAAGCCGATTCCGCTGATCGCCAATTCCATTAACAGCGGAACCTCATTCATGGACAAACAGCCGTTTTTCCGGAAAGCCACACGGCAGGCGGCCGGGAAGGCGCAAAGCGCATTCGATGCAAAGGCCACGGAGATCCTGAACCAGGCCGCGGCGGTCGTCGGGAAAAACAGCGGCCGGACTTACAGAAGCTGGAAGGACCTGGCCGAGAATGGATGGAAATACGGAGATTAACAACACAGGAGGGATAGAACATGGCAGCAGGAAATCCGAAACAGAGGGTCGGCATGATGTACCCGATCTGGGCGCCTCTGGTGAGCCATACGGACGGCAGCATGCCGACATACGGCACGGGGATCAGGATCATGGAAGCGCGGACCGCGAACGTGGCCTATGAGCGCAACGGGAGCGCTGATTACGGCGACAACCGGATTGTGGCGGAGGATAACGGAGCGACCGGCATGACGATGAGCTTCGAGAGCACCGGCATTTCCAACGCGGCGCGGATCGCCGTGCTGGGCGAAGAGGCCGGAAGCCAGACGATGGGCGGCCAGTGGATCACGGACGCTCCGAGCCCTTACGGCGGCTTCGGCTACATCGAAAAGATGCTGGACGAGGACGCGCAGACCTTCAGCTATGAAGTATGGATCGCGCTCAAGATCCATTTCAACGAGAACAGCCACAACAGCCAGACCCGCGAGGGACAGACCACGTGGGGACATCCGACGCTGGACGGACGGGCGATCCCGCTGGACATTGACGGAAGCGGCAAGCTGAAATTCCAGTGGCACGACAACTTCACCACGCTGGCAGCGGCGAAGGCGAAGATCAACAGTATGCTCAACTATACGCCGCCATCGGCACAGACAACCTGACAGCAGTCGGCGGGAACCATACGGGGGATCCAGAGATGGGTTCCCCGTTTTTGTGGATTG